CGCTGGAAGACCAACCTGGCGCTGTTCAGCGGCAACGGCGTGGGCCAGCCCGAGGGGATCTTCTCTTCGGCGGCGCGCGTGGACGTGGCCAAGGAAAGCGGCCAGACGGCCGACACCGTCAACGCCACCAACGTGGCGAAGATGTTCGCCCGCCAGCTCAACCCGCGCGGCGCGGTGTGGCTGGTGAACCCGGACGTGCTGCCGCAGCTGGTGGTCATGACCATCGGCAACCAGCCCATCTGGACCGCCCCGAACCAGGGCATGGCGCAGGCTCCGATGGGCTTCCTGCTGGGCCGTCCGATCATCTCCACCGACGTGTGCGACACCGTGGGCGATGTGGGCGACATCGGCTTCGTGAATTGGAAGTACCTGCGCGCGATCACGAAGTCGGGCGGCATCGAGACGGCGCAGTCCATGCACATCTTCTTCGACCAGAACATGAACGCCTGGCGCTTCACGTTCCGCGTCGACGCGAAGCCGGTGCTGAACGCCGCCGTGACGCCGCCGAACAGCAGCAACACCCGCTCGCCGTTCGTCTTCCTGGCCGAGCGCGCCTGATCCACCCCATCCCTGAAAGGACATCACCATGATGCTCAATGCCAAGCCGAGCGAGATGATCGGCGTCGTCGGCAACATCGACCCGGACGCCTACGCGGCCGGCACCGTGACCACCGGCTGGATCGCCGCGAAGGACTACCAGTCCTTTGTGGCCATCGTGCAGGCCGGCGACCTGGGCGCCAGTGCCACGCTGGACGCCCTGCTCCAGCAGGCCAGCGACTCCGGCGGCACGGGCGCGAAGTCGATCACCGGCAAGGCGATCACCCAGCTGACCCAGGCCGGCACCGACAGCAACAAGCAGGTGCTCATCAACCTGCGCCCGGAAGAGCTGGACGTCGACAACGGCTTCACGCACTTCCGTCTGTCGATGACCGTGGCGACCGCCACCTCGGATGCTGGCGGCATCGTGCTGGGCTTCGTCCCGGTGCGCGGCCCGGCCACGGGTGTGGACGCCGCAACGGTGGATGAAGTCGTCGCCTGATGACGCAACGCCCCGGGGCTTCGGCTCCGGGGCACTCTAGGAGCACCACATGCCCATGATCATGTTCACGAAGGACCGCGCCACGGTCGAAGAACACCCCCAGGTGTTCAAGGCTGGCGAGGTCTATGACCTGCCCGAGGAGTCGTGCGAGCGCTGGAAGCGCCGCGGCTGCGCGGTCGATGCGCCGGCAAAGGCCGCCGCTCCCGCCGCAGACGCCCCCAGCGCCGCCGACGCCCCGGCCGAAGAACCCAAGAAGCGCGGCGCCAAGAAGGGCTGACCATGCAGATCCATGCGCTCGAACTGATCACGCCGCCAGCCACCGATGCCGTCGTCACGACGACCGCGGCCAAGCTGGCGCTGCGCATCGACGGGTCCGACCTCGACACCGAGATCGACCGGCTGGTGCGCGCTGGCGTGCGGCAGGCGCAGCTGGAGATGCACCGCGCGATCCTGACCCAGACCTGGGCGCTGCGTCTGGACTGCTTCCCAGGCTGTGGCGTGATCGAGCTGCCGTTCGGCTGCACCAGCGTGTCGAGCGTGACCTACTTCGACGACGCGAACACGTCGCAGACGCTGGCCGGCACCGGCTACGTGGTCGACACCGCGCGGCAACCCGGGCGGCTGGTCCGCGCCGATGGCACGACCTGGCCGACGACCTACCGCCGGCCCAACGCGGTGACCGTCACCATGGTGTGCGGCTTCGGCGACGTGGACGACGTGCCCGAGGAGGTCAAGGACTGGATCACGGCTTTCGTCGGTGCGCGCATCCGAAACCCGGAAGCGTTCATGCAAGGGCCGCAGGTCACTGCGCAGCCGAATCGGTTCATTGACGGCCTGCTCGATGGCCTGCGCCTGACGGTGGTCTGAAGTGGGCATCAACGCCGGCACGCTGAGCACCCGCGTGGTGATCCAGACGCGCACGGGCCAGGACGCCGCAGGGCAACCGACGACGACCTGGACGACGCACGCCACGGTGTGGGCCAACGTGCGGCACCCCAGCGGCGCAGAGGCGATGCGCGCCGACAAGGACATCTCGATCAACCAGGTGCGCGTGCGCATCCGCAGGCGTACCGACATCACCCCGGCCATGCGCGTGTCGCACGGCGGCGTGATCTACCAGATCAAGGCGGTGCTGCCCGACACGCAGCGCCTGGAGTTCACCGACCTCGTGTGCGAGGCTGTCAATGGCTAACGCGGTCACCGTGACCTTCGACGATACCGAGGTCCAGGCGTGGCTGAAGGAACTCGGCGCGGCTGCGCTCGATGCCGTGCGACCCGCTGCCCAGGCCGGCGCCCAGGTGCTCTATGACGAGGTGAAGGTGCGCGTGCCGGTGAGCACCAAGGGCCACTGGTTCTACGGCACGAACAAGAAGTACTGGTTCGAGGCTGGGTCGCTCAGGAACGCGATCTATCAGGTGTTCTCGCAGGACAACTCAGCAGGCCCGAAGGTGACCTACCACGTGGCCTGGAACCACCGGAAGGTGCCCTACGGGTTCATGGTCGAGTTCGGCACGGCCACAGCACGCGCCAAGCCGTTCCTGCGGCCCGCGTTCGACGCGAAGAAGCAGGCGTCGCTGGATGCCGTCGAGAAGGTGTTTTTCGAGCAGCTGCAGGCCAAGGTGCAGGGCATCCAATGAGCGTCGAAACCGACATCTACGACACCCTGCAGAGCTTGGTGTCGGGTCGCTGCTACCCGGACGAGGCGCCCAGCGGTGCTGCGCTGCCCTACATCGTCTATCAGCAGATCGGCGGCGAGTCCGTGCTCTACATGGAGAACGTGCTCCCGTCGAAGAAGAACGGCCGTTATCAGGTGGCGGTGTGGGCGACGACCCGCACCGAGGCCGCGTCCATCTCGCTCGCTGCAGAGGCCGCCATGGTGGCCTCCACCGACTTCCAAGTCACGCCCCTGGGTGCGGCTGTCGCAGACATCGACAGCCAGACCAACTACCGAGGCGCGCGACAAGACTTTTCCGTGTGGTCCGACCGATAGGTCTGGCCGCTTCACTCCCTGCCGCCTTCGGGCGGTTTTTTCTTGCCTGAAAGGTACTCCACCATGGCTGCAAGCCTGCCCAATGGGTCGACCCTGTTCATCGGGTCGGCTTACGGTTCCGCCCTGACCGTCTCCGGCGTCACGAACGCCAACCCCGGCGTCGCCACCAGCACGGCGCACGGACTGTCCAATGGCGATTATGTCGTCGTCACCTCGGGCTGGTCGCGCCTGAACAACCGTCTGGTCCGCGTGGCCGGTGTCACCACAAACACGTTCGAGCTGGAAGGCATCAACACCACCGACACCGACATCTATCCGTCCGGCAGCGGCACGGGCTCGGTGCGCGAGGTCACGACCTTCACGCAGATCACCCAGGTCCTGCAGCCGACCTCGCAGGGCGGCGAGCAGCAGTTCCTGTCCTACCAGTTCCTGGAGGACGACGCGCAGACCGAGATCCCGACGACCAAGACGGCCGGCGGCTTCAACTTCTCGGTGGCCGACGATCCGACCCTGGCGGGCTACATCGCCATGGCGGCTGCGAACGACGACCGCGAAGCCCGCGCCCTGCGCGTGAACCTGGCCAACGGCTCGAAGCTCTGCTACTACGCCTACCTGACGCTGAACGAGACGCCGTCCCTGACGGTGAACGAGCTGATGGCCTGCCAGGCGACGGCGCGCTTCCTGAACAAGCCGACGCGCTACGCGACCTGAGATGGCGAAGCTCTCGCTACTGCAGAGCCCGACCTTCCGCGCGAAGGTGGACATCCCCGTCCCCGGCTCCAAGCCGGTGGGCGTGGAGTTCACCTTCCGCAACCGCACGCGCGAACAGCTCGCGCAGTGGCTGGAAGGGCTGGATGGCAAGGCCACCGAGGTGGCTCTGCTGGAAGTCGCCAGCGGCTGGGACCTCGAGGACTCGTTCGACGAGGCCAACGCGAAGCTGCTGCTGTCGAACTACATCGGCGCATGGGGTGCGATCTACGAGCGCTACCTCGGCGAACTGGTGAAGGCCCGCGAAAAAAACTAAGGGAGGCTGCTCGCGCGATCTACACCCCGCCCCCTACGGAGCATGAAGCCCAGATGCTGGGCCTCACGGTGGAAGAAGCGAGCAGCCAGACAACCGAAGTTTGGGACTGCAACTGGCAGTCCGTGCTGGTCTTTGAGGCGATGGCGACCCAGTGGCGCGTCGGCATGGGCGGCCCCACGGGTCTGGACTACAGCGCGCTGCCTTCTGTGTTCTCGCTAATGCGGGTGCCGTCGAAGAAGCGCGACGACGTGTTCGCTGATGTTCGTGTCATGGAGGACGCCGCCTTGAAGTACTTCGCCTGGCAGCAGAAACACCGGAGCCCCAATGGCTGACAGAAAAGCGCAGCTCGAGATATCCGCCGACGCCTCTGGCGTCGAGACGGGTGTCGGCAAGGCCAAGCGCTCCATCAGCAGCCTGGGCGAAGCGGCGAAGGCCGCAGGGCAAGAGGCGTCCAAGGGCCTGGGCGGGATCGGCGAAGGCGCGGCCCCCGCGACTGCGAAGGTCGACGCAGCTACGAAGTCGATGATCCGCTCCATCGAGCGGGTCACGTTCGCCACCGAGGCTGGCAGTCGGACCAGCGCGCGGTACTTCGAACTTCTGGCGCAGCAGCGGGGCATCAACCCCGAAACGCTGCGGCCGTACCTGGCGGCGCTGGATGCGGCCAACGCGAAGCAGGCCCAGGCCAACCCGCTGCTGCAGGCGTCCACCCGGGCGCTGAACCAGTACGGACTGAGCGCGGCGCAGACGGCTGCGGCACTGCGTCAGGTGCCGGCGC